GGAGTCATTCTAGTAAATAGAATAACTTTTGAACGTGAGTGTATCAAAGTAGGAATCGCTAGTGGAAAAGACTGGCGGCATGTTATTAAACGAAGTCGTGGCTTTAAGGGTTACGATTTAAGGATACAGCGAACGTATCACGACACTATCTATAACTGCTGGAAGTACGAGCAGGAGCTTCATAAGAAATATGCGCATGATAGTTATAAGCCAAAACAAAAATTTGGAGGACATACGGAATGTTTCAAAATTTCTTCTGAAATTTTGAAGGAGTTTCCGAAAAATAGTTCTTGACTTTTGCTTATCCGTTTGATATAATATACATATAAAATTAAAAGAGAGAACATTTTGACACAAATACAAATTCCGACACATTGCCCAGCTTGCAATTCGCTACTGGAAACAGTCAAGGATCAGCTATTTTGTCGAAATGTTAATTGTCCAGCACAAACCTCAAAGAAAGTCGAACACTTCGCAAAAACTTTAAAGATTAAAGGACTAGGAGCAGCGACCATCGAGAAGCTAATGTTGGAAGATTATCATGATATCTATTCTCTAACGGAGAACGAAATAGTAGATATATTAGATTCGGAAAAGTTAGGAGAGAAGTTATTTGCAGAGATAGAAAAATCTAGAAGTGCAGATTTAACGACTCTCCTTCCAGCTTTTTCGATACCGCTGATAGGCTCAAGCGCTACCAAAAAGTTAACGAGTCGAATCTCGTCTTTATACGAGATAACCTATCAAAGATGTGTGGATAGTGGTCTTGGTCCTAAAGCGGCGTCGAACCTTATAAACTGGTATGAGAATACATTTAATGTGATGGGGTATAATGAGTTACCCTTCTCTTTTGAAAGTAAGAGTTCTGTAGTTGACAGCTCAGTTCCAACGAAAGGAGTTGTTTGTATAACAGGTAAACTTAAGAGCTATAAAACTAAAAGTATGGCACAAGAAGTTTTACATAAATATGGATATGAGACAAAGGACAACCTTACAAAGGCAGTAACAATTCTACTCAACGAGAGTGGTATTGAAAGTGCAAAAACTCAGAAAGCCCAAGATATGGGCGTAACAATTTTTAACAATATAAAACATATAATAGAGGAAAATTAATATGGCATTACCAAAATGGACAGATGAAAGAACTCAAAGTTTAGTAGACTTTGTGGGCGAAGGCCCTGTCTCTCAAGCTATGGTTTCTGATGCTGCTGATGAACTAGAAACATCAACAAGGTCAGTTTCAAGCAAGTTGAGAAAAATGGGTTACGAGGTTGAACTAGCTTCAGCTTCAGCTTCTAAATCATTCTCAGATGAACAAGAAGCAACATTAAGAGCGTTTGTTAACGACAACAGCGGCTCTTACACTTATGCAGAGATTGCAGAACACTTCGAAGGTGGGAACTTCTCAGCAAAATCAATTCAAGGAAAAATACTTTCTATGGAACTTACAGAGCATGTTAAGCCTGCTCCTAAAGTAGAGAGTGTTAGAACTTATACTCCTGAAGAAGAAGCAACTTTTGTTTCTATGGTTAACGATGGCGCTTTCGTAGAAGCTATCGCTGAATCACTAGGCAAAAGTGTTAATTCAATCAGAGGAAAAGCATTATCCCTTCTAAGAAGTGGAGACATCAATGCTATTCCAAAGCAAGAACATACTAAAGGTTCAAGCAAAGCTGACGTGTTAGCTGACCTTGACATTTCTGCTATGACTGTTCAGGAAATTGCTGATGACATCGGCAAGACTGTAAGAGGCGTGAAAACTATGCTAACAAGGCGTGGTCTTCAATGTGCTGATTACAACGGAGCAGCTAGAAAAGAAATAGGTTAATCGCAATATATTAGCTAGGGGGTCTACGCGACCCCCTTTTTTGAGAGAGAGTTATGAATATTGCGTCTGCATTACTAAAACAATTAGTCCACCAACAAGACTTGGATACTTGGGCTCAACTTAAAGATGTATATCTGCCAAGTGAGTACCGAGCAATTTATAGTGTCTTGGATAAACATGTAGACACATATCAAACTCTCCCTACTTTCGAGGAACTTCAATACGAAGTCCGGGACAAAAACCTCACTGAAAAGCTTACAGCAATCGAACTTATGGAAGTAGATGTCGATGCAGACATGCTACTTGACTATCTCAAGAACGAATTTACACAAACAGAAATTTTAGACGAACTCGATAAATATATCGAGAAAACCGTCACGATTGCTAGTGCTGAGGAAAATATAGAACAACTACAAGAGATAGTTTTAGACGTGAGTGATAAAGTTGATATCACTCCTCCTTCAGAGAGTATGCAAAGTATTACACTCTTTGAAGATGATAAAGAATTAGCGAAGTACTTACCACTCGGATTGAATAGTGAGTATGACGCAACAGTTAAGTTTTCTCCCAAAGATTTGGTGTTAGTGGGAGGACGACGCGGATCAGGAAAGTCTTTGACTTCTTGTAACCTAGCTGTAAATGTTTATGAACAGGGTAGAACTGCTATTTATTTCACTATTGAGATGGACAGTAGGTCTATTCTACAAAGAATGTGTTCCATAGCCACAAGGATACCATTTACTAGTATTCGTGATAAAAACATGAGTACTGAAGAATGGAATCTAGTAGCGGGCTGGTGGGCAGGCAGGTTTGATGGTGGGCATGAGATACTTCATACTTACGAGAAAACTCGAGACTTTGATGAGTTTCATAAACAACTTGTAAAGCAGGAACTTAACAAGGATGCACAGTTAGATGTTATTTACGACCCAGCCCTCACTCTCTCAAAGATTCAAAGCGAACTCGATAAGAGGGTAAGTCGTACGGATGTTGGGATAGTCATTGTTGACTATCTCAACCAAGTCCGTAGACATAACGCACCAGGTCGCAATAGCCAATATGATTGGCAAGAACAAATTGAGATTAGTAAAAAGATGAAAACCTTTGCACAGGATTATGAAACCTTAGTCTTTGCTCCGTATCAAACGGATTCAACTGGTGAAGCTAGGTTTGCAAAGGGTATTCTAGACGCGGCAGATGCTGCATATTCATTGGAGACTTGGTCACCAGAAGATAAATGTATGACATTTAACTGTACCAAGATGAGAAACAATGAAGTAAAAGGGTTTTCCAGTACAGTAGACTGGAAGAGTTTAAAAATTGGGCCTACTACAGCGTTGACTCCTGACGAGAAAGCTAAAATGAGGGAAGAAATGAGTAGTGGTTCCGCAGATGAAGAGGCACAAGATATATGATATTATATACAGAAAAGCAATTAATAGAGGCTTATTCAGCTTTTGTAGCAAGACTTATGATAGCTAAGAAGAATGACATTATTCCTAGTTTAGACGATTTTAGAGCTATTTATGAAGCAGAATGGGAACTTTATTATAGTGATGAAGAGCTGCACTAATGACAGAATGGATTAAAGACTGCATCTATAGAAAGTTGTTAGGATTACGCTATGTTTGCCCCTACTGTAATAAAGAATTACCAAAGGAGGTGGAAGTTGTTAGTAACAAATCAAAATAAATTAAGAACCATGTCCAAAGAATGGAG